TTAATTTATTTAGATTGTAAAGAAAGATTTACACGACAAGAGTTTATAGATGGTGTTTATACCATGAGTTGGGATAAGAACCGTTGGGAGAGACTCAGAAGAGAAGGTTGGATAGAAGTTTGGAGGCACAGAAACCGTACTACTATAAAGTATTCTGTTTTCAAAACATCATTCAAATGTTCTCAGCTAATAAGTAGAATATATAGAGTACTTCTAGGTGAAGAAGATTTACCAATTTCAGAAAGAAGTGTATTCTTTAACAATAAATCGTATACAGATAAAGTTTATAATAAGGCTATAGATGATATGATCAAAGATAAAACTAGATAATATGGCATTTAAAATGAAAGGTTCGCCAATGCAAAGAAACTTTGGAATAGGAGTTTCACCTATAAAACAATATCCAGGTGAACCTGGTTTTAAAAAGCATGGTAAAACTGGTGGATACAGTAGTTTTGATACGCAATATCAAGAAACAGAGATGCCATACGACTTATCAATAGACCCGCAATATTTAAGACAATCTGATTTACCATTTGATCCATTAGCAACTGATTATAGAAGATCACAACAATTAAACTATATTAAACACGCTCCGGAATCTAAAGCAACTACTCCAGCTGAAATTACAACTAAAACAGCGCTTACGTCTTACGGCGCGTATGTAACACTTAAAGGAAAAGGACCTGTTAATGATGCTATTAAAAGTTTTAAATCAAATATAAGCCAAAAACCATCTAGTAATAGAGTTTTTAGTGTTGATAAATCAAAGTCTACGAAAGTTACATCTAGCGCTAAGAAGTTTAAAGTTGGTAAGTTCATTTGGAAAAAAGGAAAAAAATATCTCATACCAGGAACTGGACAAGCAAAATTTTTTTACGAAGGAGGTAAGTTTATTTATGATTGGTGGGATACGGGATCTATTCGTGGTGCTGCAAATCGGTGGTTATACGATTAACAAAAAAAAATAAAAAGTTATGCCAAAATTTAAAAAAAATACATCATCATTTCAAATGAAAGGATGGAGTGGGTATCAAAACTCACCTTTAAGACAAGATACAACTGGAAAAGAAACAGACCAACCTTATTCTATCGAGCACCAACAAAATATAGATGGGGGTGGTAGTAGTGAGACTGGCGGGACAGACCTACCTACGAAAACTACTAAACACGGTACACAAGGCATGGGTGCTTGGTATGCAACTAAGAAAATTGGGGGGAAAGTTATTAAGAGGTTAGGTACTAAACTTCTTGGTCCAGTTGGTATATTATCTGGGCTAACGGATCTAATTAGTATAGGTGGTAGATGGTATCATTCTGGAGATCTTGGAACAGCTTTAGAAGATTGGTGGTATGATGATCATGCAGGGGGATATATTGCAACACCACCGAGAAAATCCGCGAAAGATTATAAATAAAAAATAATATATGGCGTTTAAATTAGGTTCTTCTAGAAAACAACAGGTAATAAGTGGAGATATTAGAGATAAGTTTACTTTCCATAGAACAGGAGGTGATGCTGATGCGTCAGTACCAGGTACGCCGGTTTTACGAGTACCATTAGAACCTGGTGTTATGGGGGAGGCTAATATGGATGGAACTATATATATAAGTGATAAAATAGAACCAGGTAGTTTTCAAGAACGACAAACATTAATACACGAAATGCGTCATGCTACTGATATAAAAATTGGAAAATTAGAATATGGCGATGATCATATAAAATATAATGGAGAAGTATTCGCAAGAGAAACTATAAATGGTAAAGATATGATTAATGTATACGGAGAATGGAAAGAAGCTGGAGATAAAGGTTTTCCATGGGAGGATGATGCTAATAATGGAATGGTATAAAACAAAACAAAATGACAACACCATTTAAACTAAAATATAAAAATAGCGCTTTTCCTTTTAAAGAAAATGGAAATCCAAAATCTGAAGCTTCAGGATATAATCCAGATGAAGGATATTTTCAAGCGTTGTTAAAAGCAACGCAAGAAAATCCAGAACCTAAAAGTTATTCTAAAGAAGATAGAGAGATACATCAAAAATCACTTTATAACAGAGCAAGACAAATACAAATTTTAGATTATAGAAAAAAATCTTTAACTTTAAAAAAATAAAAATATGGCTTATACAATGAAAGGATTTTCAGGATTTAAATCAGAAAATTCTCCTATAAAGCAAGATGTAAAAGTTACGACTGGATTTGGAGAAGTAGCAGATAAAAATTTACAAGATAAAATAAATAAAAAAACAACAAGTAAAGTAACTAAAAAAAGTGTTAGTAGATCTATATCAGCATTTGCTAACACACCTATGCAACAAGCCTCAGTAGGTGGTAAAATCTTATCAAAGTTTGGTGGTAAAATTCTTTCACGATTTGTTCCAGGGGTTGGTACCGCGCTTTTATTAGGTGATGTTATAAAAACTTTACCTGAGATAATGGATGCAAGTATAAAAGGTTTAAAAGAAAGAGCGAAATCAGGAAATGTAAATATAGGAAGTAAATTATAGATTATAAAAATTAAATTATGAATATATTAAGTATGCTTACAGGTGGAGGAGCCAAAGATCTTGTAGAAGGTATAGGTGGGGTTGTTGATAATCTACATACTTCTGAAGAAGAAAAACTTGAAGCAAATCAAAAAATAAAAGAGTTAGTATCCAACTATGAGGTAGAAATGGAGAAAACAATAACAGAAAGATGGAAAGTTGATATGAATTCAGATTCATGGCTTTCAAAAAATATACGACCTATGGTTCTTATATTTCTAGTAGTAGCAACAGTATTAATGATATTTATTGATGCTGGAGTACTTGCTTTTGAAGTAAAAGACACTTGGGTTGATTTATTACAATTAGTATTAATAACTGTGATCGGAGCTTATTTTGGTGGAAGATCATTAGAAAAAGTAAAAAAATAAAAATATGGGAATAAATTCAACAGAGGTAGCCTATAACTTCGGACAACATGGAAGCATGTTTATTAATAATACAGCTGGAGATTGTACACCACCAGACGGAATGGTTTTTATAGCTATTATGGCCGTAAGCAATACAGGCGCGGCTTTTGATAAGTTAGAAACGTCTGATAATACAAACTATATAAATACTGAAGCTCAAGCACATAATAACCAAACTTCTGACGAATCCGGAAATACTGTAAAACGTGGTAATAATGGGCAAACAATAAGTACTAGTGTAAATTTACCAAGAGGAGCAATGTGGTTTGGACGTTGGAATGTTATAAACGTTACATCTGGTTCTAAGGTTATAGCTTATTTAGGTTACTAATGTTAGGTTTAGGATCAAGTATAGCTTCTCACAGTGTAAAATACTCAGGAAGTTTTAAAAATCAAGACTTCTTGGCTTTTGATGGCACTAATGATAAAATAGTTTTAACTAGTGCGAGTTTAATGGCTAGATTACATGCGGGTAATATGCATACATCTGGAACTTTAATGTGTTGGTTTCAAATGACAGATGCAGTAAGCTCAAATAGTATGATTATAGATTTAACATGTGATGCTAATAATAGAATATATATATTATATAAACAATCAGATGATACATTAAGCTGCACATATAGAGGTAATGGAACATCTAGAATATGTACTATTGATAAAGATGGGACATTAGAAGGTGATGATACTTGGCATCATGTAGCTATGACTTGGGACACTAGTGGTAATGCTATTGCTTACTTCGATGGCGACGTGAAAACAGCAAGTAAATCAATTAGTAGTTACGCTTTTAGTGGGGCTGATTTTTCTACTGCAGGGGCGTCTATAACAGCCGGAGAATCATATAGTGGAGGATCTGATTGGCAAGGTTATATTGATGAAGTAGCTTTATTTACCAGCGTTTTGAGTTCAGATGAAATTAATGAAATATGGAACGAAGGTATAGTCATGGATATACGTGACAAAACCAATTTACAAGCATATTGGAGATTTGAAGAAAGCGAGGGTAGTACTGTATACGATGAAATAGCCGAATATGAAGGAACAATAACAGGTGCGGCTTGGGGATCAGAAACATTAAGTGTGGATGACCAAGATACAAGTTCGTATTTATTTTAAAAAAATAATTAACTAAAATTAAATAAAATGGCAAAAAAAGAAAAGGGTGGTAAACCTGAAAAAATTACCAATGATCAGTTAAATAAAATGCAAAATGCAGTTAGTGAAATGAATCAACTTGGCTTTGAAGTAGGCCAAATAGAAGCTAAAAAACATGAAATGTTACATGCGTTATTAGCTACTAGAGAAGATCTAGCTGAAATTAAATCAGAGTTTGAAAAAGAATATGGTACATCAGATGTTAATATTCAAACTGGAGAAATAAGATACTCAAAAGATGAGCAAACTAATTAGAAAAATTACCGTAGGTAAAGACTACAAAGAAAACGCTATGCACTACGCGGTTGGTCAAGAAGTTTATGGTGGACATACTATTTGCGATATACTAGAAGAAAAGGATAAATATTCTATTTATATTAAAAAAAATAAAGATGTTTTACCATGGAAAGACTTTAACAAGAATATGGCGGTATCTGTAGAATATAACTTAGAGTATTAATGAAAGCACCTTTTGACTTTGTTATAGAGCCAAAAGGAAATAGGTATAACAACACAATTAAAGTTGATAATAAAAATCTTATTCTTAATACAGAAGTTTATAATCATCAATTTGTAAATAGAGAAGCAGTTGTTAAATCTGTTCCTACAGCTTTTAAAACGGAAATAAAACCTGGTGATACTATTATAACCCATCACAACGTTTTTAGACGTTGGCACGATGTTAAAGGTAGAGAAAAGAATAGTAGAAGTTATTTTAATGAAAATACTTATTTTATAAAAAAAGATCAAATCTTTTTATATAAAAGAGATAATGAATGGAAAGCTCCAAAAGGATATTGTTTCGTTCAACCTATAAAAAATACAGATTCATTAGACACCAATATAGAAAAACCATTAACAGGTATAATAAAATATACAGATGGTACTTTCGAAATTGGTGATTTAATAGGGTTTGATCCTGTATCTGAATATGAATTTATTATAGATAATAAACGTTTATATAGGATATATACTAAATTTATTACAATTAAATATGAATATCAAGGAGACGAAGAAGAATATAATCCAAGCTGGGCAGAAAGCTGTTGATGAGTTAATTAAAGTGGCAAAAGAACCTATAGTTGATTCAGACGATGATATATCAGCGGATAGATTAAAAAACGCTGCAGCTACTAAAAAGTTAGCTATATTTGATGCATTTGAAATATTAACTAGAATCCAAGAAGAAGAAAATTTACTTGAAGGTAAAGAACCTGAAGAAAAGAAAGCTACAACATTTAAAGGATTCGCAGAAGGTAGATCTAAATAATGTACGAACAAAGTTTAGTTAAAACTGTAGAGCCCATAAAAAGAACCACTATTACTCGAATGAATAGAGGTAAGAAGTGGAAGTATGGTTATAATAAAGAGTATGATATAATTGTATTATCTCATAATGGTGTGATAGGTGAGATAATAGAAATTCAAAATCTTATAATAGCTTTACCTAAAACACCAAAAGAAATATATAAACATTCAGATAATAAATGGGTTAAACAAGAATATCCAAAAGAACTACAAAGAATTAAAAATATATTTGATTGGAGAAGTTATCCAGACGAGAATAAAGAAAAATGGTACGACTATATAGACGAAGAGTTTAAACGAAGAGAAGAAGGTTTCTGGTTTACGAATAATGGTAAACCAACTTGGATAACCGGTACGCATTATATGTATTTGCAATGGAGTAAGATTGATGTTGGAGCTCCAGATTATAGAGAAGCTAATAGATTGTTTTTTATATTTTGGGAAGCTTGTAAGGCAGATAAGAGATGTTACGGAATGTGTTACCTTAAAAATCGTCGTTCTGGATTTTCTTTTATGTCATCTTCTGAAGCTGTTAATTTAGCCACAATATCAAGTGATGCTAGATATGGTATATTATCTAAAACAGGTGCTGATGCTAAAAAGATGTTTACAGATAAAGTAGTACCAATTAGTATAAACTATCCATTCTTTTTTAAACCGATTCAAGATGGTATGGATCGACCTAAAACAGAACTTGCTTATAGAGTACCAGCTAGTAAATTTACAAGAAAAAAGATAACTAGTAACGAGCAATTAGAAGATATAAAAGGATTAGATACTACTATAGATTGGAAAAACACTGGGGATAATAGTTATGATGGAGAAAAATTAAATCTACTAGTACACGACGAAAGTGGTAAATGGGAGAGACCTGATAATATATTAAACAATTGGAGGGTTACAAAAACGTGTTTAAGATTAGGTAGTAGAATAGTAGGAAAGTGTATGATGGGTTCAACATCAAACGCTTTAGATAAAGGAGGAGATAACTTTAAAAAATTATATTATGATTCCGACGTTACCCAACGAAACCGTAATGGACAAA